GATACAGGGAACATTTGTTGTATTATAGTTTGATTCAGTAATCTAGAAATGAATCCCATTTGCATAATATCAGAATCATCACTATATGAAGTTGATTTTAATTGGTTTGCAAAATAACCCTCTAAATTTTCATTATTACATATTTGATTAATGAATTCATCTCTTGGCCCTAAATCTACAATTGTTGTTGGACTTTGTATTTGTTTATCGTTATATCCTGGATTACTGATAAATAATGCCGCCAAGTTATTTGGTGGTGTTGGTGATGGTTTACCAATGAATTGGTTAATAAATCTATCCCAAGGTGATGATCTATAATAGAAAGTATTTTGTGCGTCATCAAAAACTACAGTGTCTTTACAGTAATTGTATGTTGGGTCAGTAACTGAATTATTTGCATATGTAGATGTCTTATTAAATGAAGGCATATATAAAAATCCATTTATCCAATTGTTTTGGAATACTCTTGCAAAGACCCCTCTACACGCCGCTAACATTAACAAGTATCTAACTTTCCATTCTAAAAATAATTTCACATCTTCATCGTATTGTGAAATATATTTTTTATTTAGAAGGCAATAACATCCTTTAACAACTCTATCACTTGGTACATCACAATTTGGGTTTACGGTAATTCCTGTTCCTGTTCCTGAGTAACATTGTAACGAAACCAATCCTTCACAAGTTAATGTTGATGTTAATCCCGTAACTAATCCTGTTGAGTCAGCATAATTACCTGTAGGGGGTGTTCCTGGCCCACCAATACTAGGATTTGACTGAACCCCACTACCCTTAAAGAAATAAAAGTTATTATTTTGATGTAGACCATATCCTGTTTGAGAATCGTTACCATCTTGAGTTCTTGTTGATGTTGGTATTCTATCACTTCTCATCACAAGTTTAGTTTCATCCAAGAAGTTAACTGTTGTAGTTAAATATCTATAATATGTTCTTGAGTACAGTGCATTATATCCACTTGGTGGTGTTCCATAACTAGTTTCATCATATCCAGCGCCTGAATCAAAAAATGTATACACGGTTGGGTTAGTTGACGGCCCATCTTGAGACTGTGACCCAATAAAGGTACCCCCAACAAAATAATCTTGTACGTATTTTGGAATGACCCAATTATATGGGGAGGTTGTAAATAAATTGTACGGTGATGAAGATATTACAGAAACTTGTTGTAATGTACCATTTGGGGTATATGTTCCTGAATTATCGTCTGTTGATAAATAATAGTAAGGTAATGTTGATGTAAATCCTGTATATTGACCTGGTGTAAGATCAAATATTAATGATGGAAAATATAAATTATTTGTTGTATTATCAACCGTATCGTGAGATAATGGTTTAATATTATTTGTTGATAATGGTTGTATAGGGTAATTTAAATAATAGTTACCAGTAATTATAGGTCCAACCCCATATGAAGAATTACCAAATATTATTGATAAATCGTATTCAATCTCTTGTTTAGGGGTAAATGGGTCTACCCCTCTTGTCAATATTATAATTTCCAAAGAATTCCTAACACTAGATTCAATTGCATCTATTGCGGCACCTGAAGAGTACAATAAAGGAGAAGTATTTGTATATGGATTACATTGGTCTTCATAAACAAAACCAATTTCATGTAATAAGTATTTTTTAGGAAATTTATTTAAATCGGTAATACTAAAATTTGAATCACTTGTAAATGAATTAACCGTATACCCCGTTATTACTTGGAAATACTCAATGTCGGTAGGGTATTCTAAATAATAGTCAGTTTGACCTGTATTAATTACATATATTGTTGACTGCAGTAGTCCTGACCCATTTGATGCGGGGTCGGCATAATCTATTGTTCTAACTATTGGGGTTACAGAATCACCTGTAAATGTAGTACCTGTAATTGAGGTATTATTAAATTGATTTTGGGTTGCTCCTGTTAAATTAACCCAACCTCCCGACAATTTTGGGTCTTGGAAGGTTATTACTTCTCCAACACCTAATTGTTGAATCATGCCGGCCTTTGCAATAACAACTAATACCTGATCTTCAAAAGGGGTACTTGGTGTTCCAACTAAAGATGGATTTACCTTGGTTTTAACTTTATTAACTCCTGAATTTGGACCTCCTGAAGGAGAGTTTTTAAAGTATTTATCTCTAGTATTAAATTCATTTAACTTTTGTGGGTATGTTTCTTTAGTGGGATACGCAAACCATCTTTCATCACTACCGACACTTTTTTCGGCAGCAAATAGAAATGGTTGTGGGGCATGTAACTTATAAAGATTAACAGAATCTATTAAATCATATCCTGAAAATATTCTTTGATAATCTAATAAAGCTTGGGTTAAGACATCTCCAACAATTTCTTGATCACTAACCCTATTTATTAAAGATTTATATTGTAATGATCCACCACAATAAAAATTACCTTTATCATTTTCACCAATATCGTCGTTTTCACTTATTTGTGGGTAGTTAGGGTGTTCCGATAACGAATAAGTTGCGGGACTACTTAATGGTGCTAAAAATGTATTATCTGTTGTTGTTGTTGCGGGATTACCGGCTTCTGACTGTTGGTTATTATATTCATTATTTACTTGTTGGGTTACGGAACTAATATCAAAATCATCATCAATTTCCGCACTTCCACAGTCGCATGAACAGGCATTACATTCAGGGTAAGATAACATAGGTAATCCAATTCTAGGAAAACCTTTTAATCTTATTATGAATACAATTACAAAAGCAAAGAAAACCAAATATAAGGCTAATTTAAATATTGACTGTAATATTTGCCAAGCGGTTCTAAGTATTACCCCAATGTTAAACACGGGTCCTCCAGGAATTGCAACCGCGGCACTTTCAAGCGCCGATTGTATCGCGTCTATTGTTTCTCTAATTTGTATGTATAAAAAATACAAACATAATATAACTAAAACCCATTTTAAAGCAGGCCAAGCCCAAGCAACAAAGTGAGCCACAAATAATACTACTAATATTGGGAATGTTAATATGTTTAATAATAACATCGCCAAGAAATATATAAAATCAAATTTTTGTACCGCATCATTAACAGGGAATGGATTATTTTTAGAGATACACTCCCTATCATCAATCTCTTTAATTCCTAAATGTCTTGCTCTCGATATACCGTTCTTATAACGGTCTAAAAACATTGCGGTAGTATAAACCTTATTATAATTAAATTCAAAAAATCTATCCTCACAATTGATTGCCTCTTGAATCATTGTGGAATCCCCATAATCATCCCAATCTAAACTAAATGCGTATGACCTAAAAGAATCGTACGCCGCCTGATCGTAAAATGTGAATTCAAAGTCTTGTGTTTGAGTTGTGTCTACCGCATTTGAGTTTATTCCTATGTTGGCTCCAGGGGTGTTAATAGGTATACTACTTAAACTTCCTGTATACGGTACACCGTTTATTGTTATAGTAACGTCCTGAGAGTTAACATAAGATTGTAAAATTAATCCACCTGTTTGTGCGGGTAATACTATTGCCGGATTAAAACTTGTTGTGGTACCAGGAACTGAAACCGAATAATTTAAAGGAACACCTAATGTTGGGTCCGCAGTTGGTGTTGTTGATGCCCAACCATACTCTTTAATATTTGGAATTAAGAAATTTGCTCTCAATATTTCGCTTTGGATTCCTCCGTCATTTTGCCAACTAACTTTAAATCTGTCTTTACCTTTTGTTGGTATCCCTACTCTGGGGTCCAAAGAAATAACTTGATTACCAAATTCATCAGTAACAATGTAATCTAAGTTCATTGGGACTTTTAATAAGTAAGTTCCGTCACCGTCAATTATTTTACCCCCTTGTTCTATTTCATATTCTTCAAGTGATGGGTACCCATTTCCATCAACATTTATTGTTTGTCTTATTGCGGATACTCTACCTTGTCCTGACTTTAATGAACAGAATGTACCTGCCGCCAATGGAACTCTACAGTTTGTTTTTAACGCCTGTTCGTCTTGAGTAGTTGCAATTGATCCCATAAATACCGAAGTTGGTTTTATGGTTAAATTTATCTCTTCAGACAAGTCAAAATCTTGTCTTGTAATTCCAATGAAACAAATATCAGGTTCTCCCCATAATGGTTCAACATTAACTTGTTTAACTAATGTTATAATTTGTGGTAACTCACTTAAATTGTTTGATGATTTAAACTTAGAACCGTTAAATTGACTTTCAACCGCAAATCCACTATCTATTAAATCTTGTGGTGTTAAGGAAAAGCATCCTATATTGGAAAGGTCAAGGTTCATGACAAGGGTTTGTTGTCCTGTCGGTACCCCAAAAATCATAAAGTCACCACTATCGTTTGTTGTTACTGTGTACTTATAATATTTGTCATAAACTTCTATTACCGATCTTTCAAGAATTGCTTCGTCTCTATCAAAGAAACTACCCGTTGGTACGTGACCTAAATACTCAGAAGATTTAGGTAATAAATTATATTTATACCCATCTTCATTTTTATTATTTAATGTTTTGTAAGGATATAATTCACTTATAATTGGGTTTAACTCATCCTCATTTGTTAATGGTATAAAAACAGATAACTTTGCGTTTGCAAGTCCAAATCCTCCATTAACTGAAACTCTACCTGCGATAACACCATAATCAGCACATCTTCTTTCGTATATTTCTGCTTGTGTTAATTTAAGTGATAATATTTCTATGAAGTCAAAATCTTGATCAAATTTTAAGTTTACAGATTTATCTACACCTATATTAGTTCGTATTCTATATGAATGTGGCATTAATTTCTTTTCTTGATAAATAGTTTATTTCCTATTTTAAAAGGATAACCCTTTTATTAAAAAAGGAAATTATCAAGAATATGTTACTGATGATAAATTAACAACACTTACTCTAATATCTTTGTTCCCAAATCTAACTTGGTATATTTGTGTTGGGTCAGCAAAAATAGTGTCGGATATCAACCTAATTTCTTTTGTTGATTGATTAGAATATGGTTGTGATGTTTGTGATGAAGAGTACTGACCTCCAACTTTGTTAAAGACCTGTATATCTGATATTGACAATACTCCGTTTTCCGCTTGTATTAGTCTTCTTAATTCAGAAATATTAACATTTTGACCTAATTGTCTTGACGTTGGTGACAGATATGTGGATACAATATCTATGATTTTTGCAATTATAGATCCCTGACTTTGTGACGAATCTAAAACCACCGCAATATCAAACCCTAAGTCGATAACATTAGCACTTTCTACAGATATGTAATCATTTATCATTCTATAGTTTGATAAATAATTTGCAATATTAGTTTTTAATGCGTTTGGAACTACTGATGTAAGTGTTCCACTTGAGTCATAAGAAAGTAATTTTATTTTTATTTTGTTATTCTCCTCTACTATTGATACTTTAGATGGTGCCCCAAATTGTGAAGGCATATTTCTTAATAATGAATCATAATCGTTAACCGTTACCGCTCTATTTTGTGATGAGAAGTTGAAAGAAACAAAATTTCTAATTTCCTCTAATGTTGGTGCCGCCGCTCCACCAACCGCAGCGATCGGGTTTGTACAACTTAATGAGTTTGACGTACTTGTATTAAGACTCTCAGAAGGACCGTTAACAAAGAAATTACTTTTCTGTACTTGAGTAATAACCCCAACACCAACATTACTTGATATTCCACCACCAATTCTATACTGAATAAACAATGTTGAGTTTGATTTAAGTGTACTTCCTAAACCTAAATTATTAACGTATTTGTTTATGTTAATTGATTGTCCATTCCTTGCAAATTCTCTTAATTGTTCTTCCGCAGAATTATTACCACCACCAAAAGTTAATTTCATAAAACCTTGTGGGGTATATTCTGTTATAAATTTATCACTTGTTGTAATGTATCTACCGATTTTAATACCAGGAGCATCCGAAGGTTTTGTTGGGTCTTCAACAAAAACTCTGTCTTCAACTAAGGCCCTTACTTCATAAAATCTGTTATTAGGGGATAAAAAATCTTGATCTGAAGGTACGTTACTATATTGTGATCCGTCTTTTACAATGACACTAGTTACTCCCAACACATTTCTTTCAGGTAAAAATAACTCAAAAAATGGTTTAACATCGTTAGGTGTTATAACTCTTTTAAAAACTTTAGTTAAACCATTAAGAACTACTTCTCTTTTGGTTACTGTGTAATTTTGGATTGTACCATTTGAATCTATATTTGGTCTTACTATTCTTGAATTTGGTTGTCCTTCTCCATTATATTGAGATGAAAAATCTATATCATACACAGTTTCATATGATTGTCCTGCACCATTTACTTGAGTACCTCTTCTTAATATACCACAATATCTTATATCTTCCTTATCCCCAAACGCCGGTACAACAATAGAAAAATCAACTAATGATATTGATGGTCTTTGTCCCGGTATTTTTAAACCGTATGTTCTTGCAATGTTAAATAATGAAGTCTTTTGTTGTGCGTATTGTAATACAGTCTCTTGTATACTTCTATCAATTTGAAAATTAAGGTTGTCAGCAACTGCGGCATTTAAATCCATTAAGACGGAAAATACCGAAGCGTCATTAAAATTTTGTATTAATTCAGGATAATAAGTTTTTACGTAATTAACTAATTCTGTTCTAACTCCTTGAAAATCCCTTGTTGTATATGATATTTTTTTATCTGCCATACTATTAAATATTTAAAATAATGAAATCACTACTGTTAAATGCATCGGAAGTTATTTTATAATCAATCCTAACTCTTGCAGTATGTTCTTTTTGTGAAATGTTTGGTACGGTAAACTCTCTTTGATCCTCACCGTTTATAAAAGTACCTTTGTCTTCATACTCTGTTGAGGCGTCTGTAATTAACACATTAGTAATTAAAACTCCAGGCATAAATTCCTCAACGGAATCTCTAATTTCGGCCTCTATTTCGGCAAATGTTGGTCCGTCTAATGGTT